GTTTGTTGGTATGTTTACTGTACCACCTGAAGTTATTTCTAATCTTGCACTACCGGTACTTGGTGTTACATTCGACCCATATGTAATTTTATATGTGTTGCCGTCACTCTTATCGATACCTACCGCATATGTTGCGGTTGTTGCTGTTGGTGAAAACCTAATATAAACATCATTAGATGTTGATCCAGAATCAGTTAAGGTAATGTTAGGTGACGTGCTGTTTTTATTTAAAGCTAAAGTCGTACCATCAAAAGTCGCTAAGTTTTCCGCAACAATACCACCAGCTCCGTTTGAGGTGAGTATTTCGTTGTTTGATCCTGGTACAATAACCGAAGTTCCGCTAGTTCCAGATGATCCTGATGACCCACTTGTACCTGAACTACCTGAACTTCCACTAACACCATCGTAAACCCAAGATATTGTATATGTTGCACCCACACTAAAAGTTCCGTTAGTTACAACAGGACTAAGTGAACCAAAACTATACACAGTACCGATTACACCAATTGTACCTACGGTCCATATACCAATAATACTATTATTACCAAGTTGAGTAATTTGTAAATAAACAGGTCTTCCTGTTGCTTGTATTGTATCAATACCGGCTAACCATGAAGTATAGTCAACAGTATTTATTGACTCATCGTTAATGTAAATATTAGATACAAAACCAACGGAGTCTGAATCAGTTGAGAAGTTAGCAATTGATGGTGTTGTTGTTGCTGATGATTGGTAAATCCACCTACCAGAATTTGATCCATCATTACCATCTTTTCCGATTGCACCGCTAGTACCACTCGAACCTGAAGTTCCTGAAGAACCGCTTGATCCTGATGTTCCTGAAGAACCGCTTGATCCTGATGTTCCTGAAGAACCGCTTGATCCTGATGTTCCTGAACTTCCGCTATTACCGCTAGTTCCTGACGAACCAGATGTACCGCTTAATCCAGATGTTCCTGAAGAACCTGAAGAACCTGAGTTTCCGCTAGTACCGCTTGATCCGGATGTACCGGTTGACCCTGTCATTGTAATAATTACATTCTGTCCGTTTGCAACAACTGATGATCCACTGAAAGTCATTCCAGTAACATTTGTTACTGTTACTCCTGATGATGAGTCATATACCGTTAATGGATTACCACTTGATCCAGATGTTCCACTAGTCCCTGAAGATCCATCCGTACCAGATGTTCCGCTAGTCCCATTTGTTCCGCTAGTCCCATTTGTTCCTGAAGTCCCATTTGTTCCGCTAGTCCCATCTGTTCCGCTAGTCCCTGAAGTTCCGCTAGTACCTGAAGATCCATCTGTTCCGCTAGTCCCTGAAGAACCGCTCGATCCTGAAGTTCCGTCTGTTCCGCTAGTCCCATTTGTTCCTGAAGTTCCGTCTGTTCCGCTAGTCCCATTTGTTCCTGAAGTTCCATCTGTTCCGCTAGTCCCATCTGTTCCGCTAGTTCCATCTATTCCGCTAGTCCCTGAAGTTCCGCTAGTACCTGAAGATCCATCTGTTCCGCTAGTCCCTGAAGAACCGCTCGATCCTGAAGTTCCGTCTGTTCCACTAGTTCCATCTGTTCCGCTAGTACCCGAAGTTCCGCTAGTTCCTGAAGATCCATCTGTTCCGCTAGTTCCGTCTGTACCTGAAGTTCCATCTGTTCCGCTAGTTCCGTCTGTACCTGAAGTTCCATCTGTTCCAGACGTACCACTTGTACCATTTATTCCGCTAGTACCTGAAGACCCTGAAGATCCACTATTTCCTGAAGTTCCGCTTGTACCCGAAGTACCACTAGTTCCAGTTTTACCACCAATTGCAGTTGCGACTTGTTGAATAGTTGCTTTATACGATGAACCGGCAGGATTTTGTGAGGTATCACCCGTAATAACAATATGTATTAAATCATTAAGTGAAACTCCTGTCGCTAATATTTGATCTGTTAGTAATGCCATATCAACTTATAAATATTGTATTATTGGAAATTATATTGGTCTCCTCCCATAAAGAAGAAATAATCAAGATTTTGGAACTGTTTTGGTTGACCTTCGGCTTCACAATAAATCGTTTCACTTAGGGTACATCCCGCAGAATCTGTAATAGTTAATTGTAACGCAGGTGCTGTATTGAATTGTGATGGTAAAGTAAATGTGGTTGGGAATGTTGACCCACTACCAACATAAACACAGTTGTTTCCGTAAACATCACAGGCAGTTCCACTAAAAGGTGGTGTAATACCAACCGCACTTAATATGGTTACTTGATTAGGCATGAATTAACTACAACTAACACAAGATATGTCGTAATCAATTAATAAATTAACTTTTATTTCACTATCTTGTAATGGATTTATGGGTTGATTACCACAATTCTTCTTTAAGTCTTCACAAGCTGCCGTTATTGTAATTCTATTTGATATGATATCTACGGTAACACCAGAAATACCAACAAAATCTTCTAATATATTTACGATCGCATCAGCCCAAACCGTGTCACTTGGGTAATCGGTAGTACCTGTTGAGGTATAGAACTCGGTTTGTGCCGATTGTCCCCCCACCTCGGCATATATTGTGAAGTCCGCAGAATTAATTATACAATTTGTATCCCCACTTGTAAGATCATTAAAACCTTCCAAATACATGGATCTTATTGATTTTTTCTGCACCAATCCACTATCAAAGAATTGTTCTTCACAAATTGTATAATATCGATAATCAACATATTTTTTAGTTCCTGTTAGTATTACAGATTTTGTAAGTGAACAACCACTAGCATCAGTACAAGTTAAACTATATGTGTCTGCTGTTAAACCTGTGACTGTACTTCCTGTGTAACCATTTATACTTCCACCACTCCAAATCAAATTAAATGGTGGTTCTCCTGAATAAATAAAACTTGTAATTGATCCATCATTACCATTTAAAGGTTGTGATGGGAATAAATTAAAATAAACAGGATCACTAACATCAACATAAATCGTAAAACTTTGGACACATGTCGGTAATCCCGAATCTTGAACTGTCAAGGTATAATTACCACCTTTTAGGTTGGTGAACACACCAACAGGATTATTAATAGTTGACGGGTTTGGTCCTGTTGGTCCTGTCAAAGTAAATTGATAGGGTAACGTACCTCCTGTTGAAACTGTAACCTCTATTCTGCCGTTATTACTACCGCAAGTAGTTCCTGTAACTGCCGTTGTTGCACTATATAAATTTGTAGAGCTTATGGTTGTTGTTGCGGTATATGTACAACCCGCTGAAGTCACGGTAACCAAATAATTACCATTAGGTAGTCCGTTGAATGTTTGGTTTGGGTTTCCTATTGTTCCGCTTTGTTGTATTCCCGTTGATCCTGAAATTGTTGTTAGGAGGTTATTAACATTACTCAACCCATTATCCACTAAAACCTGAATAGATCCATCGTTTGATGAACAGAACGAATTTGTCGTATTAATTGCAACCGTACTAAATGAATTAGGTGTTATTAAACTCACAGAATCATAAATGGTACATAAACCAGCATCAGTTACTAAGAATGAATAAGCACCCGATGATAATCCTGTAAATGTTACCGAGGTATCAAATGTTATTTCAACCTGACCAGATGACCCACTAAAGAAATAAGGAGCGGTACCATTTGCAATTAGGAACTCAACTTCACCGTCATTCGCAAAACAACTTGGTTGTGATATTGTTATAAAACCCGCAGACTCTAAAGGTGCTACCGTATTTACAAAAAATGACTGAGATCCTGTACATCCCGATGGATTCTCTATTGAGACGATATAAGTACCTCCCGTCAATCCTGTTACTGTGGTACCAGTTTGTGACCCTACATTTGAACTCCAATTTATTGTATATGCTGAGACCGGAGGTGTAAGTCCTGTGATAAATATTTTACCACTACCACTACCAATACAACTCGCATCATCAACAACATATCCACCAAATGTAAATCCTGTTGATGTTGTTAAAATGACAGATGATGTAATACCGGTACATCCACCACCATCGTTTGCTACAATATAATAAGTTCCCGCAGAAAGGTTTGTAAATTCATAATACGTCGTTGGTGTTATTGCCGATGTAATATAGTTATTATCACCATCATATAATTCAAATGTTGAGTTTCCATAAACCGCACTTGTAAACCCTGTAATAACCCCATTATCTAAACCACAAGATGGTGCTGTAGAATCTATTGTTGCGGTTGTACCCGTCGATATGTATATGTTTTGGACTACCTTTTCGGAAGATGAATCGGCAATCGTTGCGTAATAAGTTCCACCTGTTAATCCTGTAACCGTATATGTTAATGTTGCTGCAGATAAGGGTAATAACCCTTGACCTGTCGCATCTGTAATACTAAAAGGTGCGACTGTTGGGGTTGTTCCAGTAATATCAAACGATACCGCACCACTCCCTGTATTACTACAATCTCCTGTTATATTAAAGTTAAATACTTGAATCATTATTGGTTACAAAATATTTCGAATTCTATTCCTACGTTTATTTGGAAGTCGTCAAAATTAGGCACACAATTATTATTAAATACGACTACATTTTCACTATCCTCATCAATATTATAACTATATCCTGATGTTAGTAAATTACCTAAAGCTATTCCTAAAGCATCCACCCACTGAGTGTCGGTTGGGAATTGGCTTGGTCCAACACCATTAAAGAAACCATATTGTTCTATTAAAACTCCGTTCTGTCTAATATCAACATACCAAGTTGATGAAACGGTATTAAGAGAACAAACTGTTGAGTTCAGTCCGTTTTGACTAAAGAATGTTTGTAATGTTTGATTTAATACAACACCAAAAGATGTAATCAATGGGTCATTATTCCAAGGATACAAACCACAAATCACTTCTTGTACAGGACAATCAAGTACATACAGCTGTGTTGATAGAGTACAAGGTTTACAAGGTACCGGAATAAACTTACATCCTTCTTGTCTTCTCCACACATACTTTTGTCTGTGAAGAACCGAGTTTTCTAATCTAACACCTGTATTCCATATTGTTGTTGCCGGAACCATTTGTTCCACCATTCTAATCCAATAATTACCCATTCCATTCACATAATCAATCATCGTTTGATATGTGAAGTTATCGTTTTGAATTCCCGCTAATTTTTGAGATTCTAAATATCTCCAATAAATTGATTGGAGTGTTGGGTAACCTCCAGTCTTACCATCTGTGATAGTTTGTCTGTTTCTTGTGTTAACCATGTTTCTCCAAAATGTTTGAGCAAACTCAAAGAATGTTTTTTGTTTTGGTTTTGGTACAATTGTCGTCCAATCTATACCACCTAACTTAGGGTATGGGTTTGGTATATTACAAGGTGAAGGTGGTGTGTAGAACAAACCTTGTTCAGGAATTGGGAAATTAAATTGTCTTGACATCGTCCAAACATCATAAACTAATCCTTGTGCTGGATTCATCATAATGTCAACGTTTTTCACATTCAATACCAAACAATCTTCACCCGCTTCATAATACGAATTAAATCCACCATCAAAACTTGTTCTTAAGAATGGATCGGTATCTACCCAACTTTTTTTGTTGTCGGCAACTCTTCTCAACTTAAATCCTAAATTCATGTATGGGAATTGTCTATATCTTTGTAGATATTCTTCACCATAATTAAATGGTAATAGTTGAGTTTGATAGTTAGGGTTATTACCTGTGAATACCAAGTTAGTTGGTACTGCAAACTCAGGCATTCTATGTTGTGGAGTTGACTCGAACCAACCGCCCCCTATTTGGAAGTAATAAGTCTCGGTCGCTATTGGCATTTGAGGGCATCCAAAAGCATCTACAGGGTAATCTTCTCTTACCGTTAATACATTTGAGTTAACTGAAACCGTTGTAAATCCTGTATATTGAACTCCTTGTATTGAGAATGTATTATCTCCTTGTAATACCGGAATTTGTAGGTTCAAGGTACCACCTGTAATCTGAAAGTATTGTTGGTCAAATTCTCTCATATTAATTCGTTGGTCAGCAACATAGACATATTCATGAAAGTCAATTAATGCTTCAGGTGCACCAACCATTCTCAAAAGACATTCAATAGACTTTCTTGTACCCTTTGATTTAAATAGGTAAGCAGAATTTAATATTAAGTTTCTATAGAATTGATAGTTAATCTCCTCAGGTGTCTGTCCTATTTGTAAACCTGGAAATGTATTTGGTTGTGTTGAGAATACTGCCTGTAATAATTCCTCATTTGAGATTGGTGAGAAATTAGTAACCCAACCTAATGTTTGAGCTAAGTTTTTTAATAATTGTGATGGTATGTCATTTTGTATGGTATAATGAACACTATTCATATTACCTAACGCTGAAATAAATGATTTTGTTTCATCGAAACTTCTACCATATATCTGTAATAATTTTTCAAATCTCTGATCTGGTGTGTCGAACTCTTTTAACGCACCTGTTGTCATAAACCTTGAGATTAAGTTCGTATTGTACTGATCTAGGTTTATAGCGAAGTCATTAATTTGTACTAAGTAGTTATCAAAACGAACCGTAACGATATCTAAATTCCAAATACCCGCTTGAGGGAATGTTGCGTATTCACTTGAGATCGCAAACGTACCATCCTCTAATTCTTTTGGTACAACAAATTTTGCGGTGTATACAGGTGTAATTCGTCTATTAAGTAGGAAATTTTCAACGGGGTCGAAGTTCAAATTGAATACTTTATTCACTTCGAAATCGTTTGGTCTAATTACTAAGTAATCATATGATATTTGATTACCACTGAATGGGTTTCCATCTACAATTATTTTAAGACTTGTCGAATCACTATTGGTTGGGTATAGATAGTTAAGTGGGTATTGTTGCCCATTAATAAAAAGAACATATTTCTTATACTCTAACTTCATATTTCTCAAAGACGAAACCTGATTCTCATTATACATCATATTGATTTCTGCGTTTTGTGAAAAATCAATTTCAAATGGGTTTCTTATTGAGGAAAGGTGTATTTCCAACGTTGTGTCATCTTCCACCGAATCGTATATAATATTAAATGCGGTTTCTTGATTAATAAATTTGTCAGTCTGAGGTGGTACCTCTAAACCGGCAGGGAAAAAATTAATGATCTTCGTAATAGAGGTTGAGAACCTTTTTACTAAGGATCCGTATTGAGTAAAGTTAGTAACCTGACTTAAGTCGTAGTTAGGATAAACTCGGTAGTTCGCCGCTAAAATTTCAGCAGCTTCAACATTTGTTTCAATATTAATAGACTCCAAATTGATAGGGTCTGAAAATGCACCTATCGTAAAAGTTCTATTTTGTTTTTCCGTTATGTTTGTAGTGAAGTTGAAATTTGCTTGTGTCAAACCTCCGCCCGCAACAAGTTGTACCCCAACTAAATTGTTAGAGAATTGATTTGCTGCACTACTTTGAGGCGGACAAGTAAATTTCTGTGTTGCCATTAAGCTGTAATATTGTTAAATGCTTTAGAAAAGTCGATGTTATCACCACGATCTTGTCTAACTTCATAAAGAAGTGTATTGAACTGGTCTTTAATTTCATACAAGTTGTATTGTTTGTAGATATTATTGTCAGAATCGTAAATAGTGTAAATACCGTCTTCGATAGATTTAGTTTGATTACCGTAAAGAGCAATCGCAAGTGTTGAGATGTCTTGATCTACGATCTCAATTTCAGTACTTATAGGATTAAAGTACGTATTTGAGATAATAATACTTTGATTTGGTTGACCTATAAATGGTGTTGCACTTGGTTTGTTTGTTGGTGATGACGAAGGTGATAAAGTACAGAATAATAAATTAGTCGCACCTTCAACATAAGCATATCTAATAGATTTTTGGATTGTGTTTGTAAGGTTTTGCACCACAGGTTCACAATAGAACGATGAGGTAATGATTCTAAAGAAATTAGGTATTTTTGTCCCATCAGGATTTAAATACTCAACTCTAAAACCAACTAAACCTTGATTAACGAATTTGTTTCGATATTCAACAGGTACATTATTAAGGTCTATCACAAGACCTTTCACATTGGGTAATGCTGATAACACACCACAATCAGTAATTGTTGTTCTGATTTGTGCTGGTCTAATCATTAACGTATATATACCTAATCTATTGAATTGGTCCGCAGGAAGTTTTAGGTTGTATAAACCACCTAATATCTCGACATTACTTCCTCCTGTCTCTGCATTATTGAAGTATGGTCTCAACACATCTTGAGCATTCAGGGTTGTTAATGTGAAGTTTTGAGTATCGTCTCTTGATTCAGTATAAACCATAACGATTTCAACGTCTTCAGGACTAACATCTGATGGTCTTATAGTTCCGTAATTACCTGTTGCCATTTTTAATCTTTTTTCCTTTTTTATAAATAGTTAAGTGGATACTTTTTCAACATTAAAATATTTGTATCCGTATTTTTCTAAATCACCCACATTATCAACTTCCCCTAACCTCATCACATTTTCTAACGCAGTATATTTACCTCGTTCAACAAATACATTTGTGATTATTTCAGGTTCATCAATAACATTTAACAGGGCTTCGTTTTTGGTTAACGCACTTAAAACTAAATCACCTGGTACTAAACCATAAGATTCGGTTATATAAATTGTATAATCTTCGTAATCAAAATAGTTTACACCATTAATAGTGTACGCCGAATAAAGACCTGTAGGATCAACACCCCAATATGTTCCGATCTCTCCTGTTGTACCTGTAACCTGAACACCCAATTTATATTTACCACCCGCTAAATTTATTTTTGGTCCATATTGTGCCAAATCATTTAATGTTGATTCAGTGAAACCTGTGACTACGAATGGTACTGAAGTGTAATTGTATGAATAATAATCGTTGATATCTGTGTTTGAATCTCCCGTAAAAATATAATCATAACTGATCGGTGTGCCAGTCCAAGTACCACCTGCAGGATAGAAAGTAATACTACCTTGAGGGTTGGTTATAACAACGTTTGTATATGGTGTGATCACCGTTTTCTCAACCTTAGAGATACCCCAAGGTGAACTTGCGGTTAAAGTAATTGTATATGTATTCGGTGCGGTTGGGTAAGTGTGTGATAAAGGTGTTATACCCAAAATAGGCTGTATTGGCGATCCATCACCCCAATCTAAACTATATTTTGATAATTGTAAGAACTTTATAAACTCCAAATCGGAGGTATTATAAAATGTAAACGTATATGGGTTTAGAGTGTTAGCCGTTACAATAAAATTATTCAATACGTCCGCCTGAATTATCAAACCATCTGTTGGTGTATAATACCCAAAATCAACCGCAGATTCAGTAAACATGATGTTAACGGAAAGTCCCGTTAAAAATGATGTTCCACCTGTATTACCAGATAAAAGATAATCCATAGGTAAATAAACACCCGTGGTACCTGTGGTTGTCGCACTAATCGTTGTCGCGGTTAAACAACAAGGATCGATAATTGTTGTAATATCTGTATCCCCCGTATATGAAACAAATACAAGATCACTTTTGATGTTCTCGGGTGAAATAATAAACTTATATTCTTGCAATTCCATTATGGGTTAACATATTCATACCATTTTATCGGTGTTGTTGAATCACCAACTCTTAGGTTGGTTTGGGTTGAAAACACTTCGTATGTTTTTTGGTTATAATCCAAATCTACTCTATAATAGAAATATGTAGAGTTATCAAAAGTAAATTTGTCAGGTATAATCAAATCTTGTTTGGTATTAGTCATTCTTTTGAAGACTCCTGTTCTGGCATCAAAGAAACTTGCAGTCATATAGAAAGTATCAACATTTATAATCTCTCTACTTCTTAACCAATAAATGAAGAATCCTTCTTTATCCCCAATATAATCCAAAACCATCTTAGGTTTTTTAATTTCGATCGGACCAATTAAAGGTGATAATATCACCGTTTCAGTTCTACCTTGTTGTACCGGTAAAATAAGTGATAGGTACAATTGTTGTGTCTTTTCATTATCACTATCGAAAAGGTCTAACTTAAAGAATGACTTTGTGAATGGTTTACTATAGTAATATACTTGTTCCGCACTGAACCCAAGATCTAAATATGAAACATCCCATGACCCGATAGTAGTTGCTGTGATAGGTTGGGTATAATCATAAAAATAAAACTCATAATCAATCGCAGAATCAAAATTGGGGAATACGTTGTGAGCAAACCTCGCAATTTCAAAATCTGTCGCGACACCAATTACTTGTTGTAATATACTTGTTTCGTATTCACTTATCGCCTCATCTCTACCAGTAAAATCCCATTGCATATTAATTGGGATATTAATAGACTGATCTAAATCGGTTTTTAATATTTTAACTTTATTCGCATTCATCTACTAATGGATCCTCAATTGTGTTTATGTTCTGTGGAACTTTACCTTGAGCGTAATCACTTGGTATGTTATAATTTTCAGGTGTAATTCTAAAAATCGTATTAATATATGGATAGTGAGCACCATTCATAAATGGAAAATCGACCCCAATACCATCAGTATCCACAAACCCATACGGATATAGATCTCTCCATCTAAACAAAGCGTTAGTTGTTGAGTAATATGCATATGGCGGTATACCCACAACAGTAGTTGAGCTACCCTCTTCTATGTAGTCAGAAAACGCACCAATCTGTACTGGGTTATGTGGTTGGTAGAAGTATCCAATTTGATTAGTACTATTTAAACCATTATTAAAAATCCCGAACCAATTTTGATTGAATTTAATCTTGTGTTGGTATGTTGATATAACTCTCTCAAGTTGATTAAAGCTATTCCACTCACAAAAATCTCCGTCAATAGTATCACCTGATTGTAAAAGTTGGTTATAAAAGAAAGGTCCTGAACCTACTAAAGAAGTATATTGCCCCTGTGGGATATTTGTATTTGAATTGGGGTTATTTTGATCCCACCAAGTTTGAGGTTTATTATCTTGTAAAAATGTGTTGAATTCCCATCCTTGTTTCATGTTTCTTGTCCAACCAAAATAACCTCTCCAAATTGTCGTGAAGAAAAGTTGTGTAAGTGGTCTATTTTGATTGTCTCTTAAACCATTTATATCGATATCACAATTAAACGATAAAGTATAAGATCTACTACCTTCTTTAATTGACGTTCTTTGTTTTTGATTTGGTGTTAAAACTTTAATTTCACATTTCTTTTTATCACCATAAATATTTCTTTCAAAACCCGCGTTTACCAAAACTGCACAATCAGGGTTAGTTATTATTCTGTGTTTACGGATATAGTACTGACTTATAGTATCTGCTGAATTTGCAGCGTTTACCACTCTTCTAAACGTTCCTTGGGTGTTGGTTTGGAAAGTGGTTCCTGTATATCCGACATTTCTAATATTAAAAATATATTCGTCAGATCCTGAAGCTCCGTCACCTAAAGACGTTACTTGGAACATGCTATTACCATTATAATTTACAGATAAATAAACATATTCACCAACCGATAATCCGTGTTTCATCGGGGATTTAAAAACAATGTTGTTTCTTTGTAGGTTAGCCCCTGCAACCACATAATAAGGTATTCCATTCGACACAACCCAAGACCATGTTATAGGTGAATCGGGTTCAACCGTGAATAATGTTTTTGTAAAGTCATTAGCATATGGATAACTTATATGATGAGACCAATTGTATGTTGTTGCACTAACATTCTTAAATGTAAGGTGATTATTGGGTGGTTGTGTGTAACCAATGACACTATTATCAGTTCTTATAAAATCAAACTCAGGGTATTGTGGTAAACCGTCCCACGGCACATTTTGATTAGTGGGTAATGGTGGAACTGATGGTTGATTACCTTGATAATAATAGTCTTGAGCGTTCCCGACAGCATTTGTGTAGTACAGATTGTCTCTGTATGGGACATAAGTTGTTGATCCAGAAATTCCATTTTCAAATAAAATTGTAAACTTAGTAACTGGTCTGAAAATACTAGATAATTGTCTTTCTTCCTCAAAAACATTTACCAAATTCAAATCAACACTTCTATCGTATTCAACTAAATCTTTAGAAGTTTGAGCTAAAGGTACATTTATAAATTGATCAGTTCTTGGTGCTGACTTATACCTCTGTGTAGATAATATTATTCTTTCTGTTGGGTCTACTGTCATTACAATTCAGCGGTTGATACATAAAGTTTATAGAATCTATCTACTGCGGTCTTACCATTATTCAATCCAAAATAGAAGTGGTAAGGAGCACCGACAACGATTGCTTGTTGATTAGTACCAACTGGTTGTCCTTGTATAATTGTATTAATTGAGGGTTGTGGTGTTGGTATTCCGTTAACGTAATTAGAGATATAACCTAATCTTGTACTTTGAGTTATATATTTCTCATTTAAATTAGTAAAATCTAATTCTTGATACTTGTCACTAAAAAACCCTCCGTTATAAACATTATCAGTAACCCAGTTGTTATCTTCAGTTCCAAATATATTAGAGGTAGGGTTACTTGTCTTTAAAGACCATTTGTAGTGAGGTACAACTTGTGACTTAGAATAACCAAATTTTTCCTCAATAAGTGGTGATGTACTATACGTTTGGATTCCCGGAGATTCGATTTTTCTATAATTTAGATTAGGTGTTGGTGTTTGGAAAAATAATCCCATTACAGGTTTAATTTGATTACCTGTAGCACCATTATCACCAAAGAATATATAGTTGTTACTTGGTACGTTTTCAGTAATAAATGGTAATACCTTCCACTCAGAATTTATTGATAACATTTGAGCCCAATCACCATCAATTCTATAACCACCTCTTGTACTATTGAAGAATTGGATTACTCCTTGTCCTTCACTTGAGTCGTCACCAACCTTAAGAGGTATCATTCTTTGTCTAACACCATCATTTAAAATTCTAGATAAAAACCCTAACTGAATAATGTCTGAGTTATCTTGGTATGATGTTGCTTTCATTTGGTCAGCAAAATACGCACCAAACCCATCTATTCCACCACAACAAATCTCATTAATAAACGCATCTCTCGGACCTAAATCAACCACCGTCGTTGGAAATTGGATTTGTTTTTTATTGTATCCGAAACCAGGGAAGTCGGCGAAAGGGTTTGAGGAGTTAAATGAAGGTGAATTTTTACCTATAAATTTAGTACCACTCCATGGTGATGATCTATAATAAAAACTATTATTTAGGTCATTAAACACAATAACTTGTTCACAATAATTATAATTAGGATTACCGATCGAACTGAAGGTTGTTCTCTTGTTAAAGTTGAACATATATAGTACTCCGTTAATCCAATTGTTTTGGAAGACTTGAGCAAAAATACCTCTACAAGCAGCAAAGTTCATGGTAAATCTTGTTTTCCATTCTAAGAACAATCTAGCGTCTTCAGGATATTCAGCCAAATAAGTTTTATTTAACAAACAATAACAACCATTAACCATTCGGTTAGCGGGAATGGAGCATTGACTAGACGGTATAACACCAACATTACTTCCTGAACCACTATAACATTCTAATGGGACCATACCTTCACAAGTTAACGTATCGGTAAGACCTGATACAAATGCATCCTCATCTTGTTGTTCACCACTTGGTAAATCTAACCCGGCAGAAATTGTAGGTTCAGAAGCAATACCACTCGCATTGTAAACCGTAAAGTTATTATTTTGGTGTAATGCATATCCCGTTCTATTTTGAAGTCCGTTTTCCACTTTAGTTGATGTAGGTAACCTATCACTCCTCATTACTATATTAGTAGATTGGAAGGTCACAGGTGTTAAACCATATCGATAATAAGCAGGTGAATAAAGAACTGAAATGTTACCACCAACATTTGTGTTATTAAACCAACCATTTTGAGTTGAGTAATATTGATCTTTTTGACAATCTTGATCACAACCACCACCTGAGTTTGTGTATAAAGTATAGTTAAATGGTATATTTAGATTCCACGCCAAGAATGATCCACCACCAACATATTGTGTCGGTGCAGATTGTTGTCTCGGTATTGTGAAGTTAGAACTTGCCAGTAATTGATATAAATTACCTCCTGTAGTCAAACTTGATGTAGTCTGCCAACCTGTATTAACAGGAGTATATGACCCAATACCCGAAACGTTAGTATCGTCGGTACACAAATAGAAATAAGGTAAGTTAGATGTGAACGCAGTAAATTTAGTAACATCAGGTGTAAATGCAAATGAAGGGAAATATAAGTTTGACGTGTTGTTAGTCGAACTGACGTGACTAACAGGTTTATTTCCTGAAGCAAACGATGAATATCCTTGTATTGGTCTATTCAAATAATAAGAACCTTCTATCTGTACCGAACCATTTAACGATGTGAAACCAAATACCTTAGATAAATCATATTTTATAGTTTGTTTTGGTGTGAATGGGTCGACACCTCTTACGAAGATACAAACTTCATAACCTTCCCATCCACCCATTAAGGTTATAACATTATTAATTGTCCACGAACTAAAATTATTAGACCCTACAGGACAGTCTGGAGTTGCAATGGACACACTATGTCTCAAATAATTGTTAGGGAATAAACCAGTATTTAATTGATCAATACCTATAAAGTCATTTACAGTTAATCCTGTTATGAGTTGGAAGTATTCCACGTCTGTCGCATATTGTAAATAACTCTGTTCTACGTTAGGATTACCTTGTACTGGTAGTTGGCTAACCTCAGGTAAACTAAGGACAATGTTTGCCGGAAGATTTTGAGTCGGATTCGTTGGGTTCGCATAACTTATTTGACTTGGAACTGAATTACCAATTAACGTTGTACCTGTAATTGAATTTGTACCGAATTGGTTAAGTGTCGCACCTGTTAAGTTTAACAGACGATTGGATGACTGAGTATCCAAATAGTTAGGATTTTGGAATGAGCAAACATTACCTACACCTATTTGACTTGTCGCACCGGCACTCATCAAAATTACCACAACTTGATCCAAGAAAAATTCGGACCCTAGACTTGGGTTAACAGTAGTTTTAATTTGATTAACAGCCCCTCCAAAATTAAAATATTTATCTCTTGTATTGAAGTCGTTTAGCTGTTGTGGGAAAGTTTTAGAGAGTGGGTATGCAAAATATCTAGCGTCTGCAACAAGGTCATAGGTTGGGAATAATTGTTTATCCGCAGACCATAAAAAAGGTTGTGGTGCGTGTAGTAGATATTGTTCATTAACATATAGACGGTTAGGATTAGTTGATGATAGTACATCGTATCCTGAAATGACTCTAGCCAAATCTAAAGACGCTTGAACCGCTAAATTTTGACTAATATCTTCATCACCTATTAAATTAGCTAAGTTTTTATATGGCCCTATTCCACCACACTGGTATTCATCTTGAGTTGGGTCATCATTGGGTCCGACTAAATTAGGATGCTCTATTTCGTAAGATCCTGCTGAGTTTACAGGTGCGATAATACTAAGAGATGGTACTAATGTTGTATCATAAAAACTACTTCCACCTGTTTGAGCCGCAGCCTCAAGTTCATCATTAACACTATTAATGTCAAAATTATCATCTTGTTCCGCATTTCCACAATCACAATCACAACTTGTACAATCAGGATATGCAATCATAGGTAATGCAATTCTTGGGAACCCTTTAACTTTAATTGCCGCCACAACCGCAAAAGCTAAAAATGCTGCAGCTAGTATAAGTTTAAATGTTGCCGCGGCAATTAGGAATATACCTGCGAAAATTAAACGTATACCCTCCAAAATAAAACCAACGTTAACAGTAACACCAAGACCCACTTGGAAAACCCCTGCTCCCGCACTTATTAATTGTATACCACTTTGAATTGCATTAAATAATGCAACCGCGGCGTCATAAGTTAAGTAAATACTCAACACTATCAACACATATTTTAGTATTGGCCAAATAAACGAAATAAAGTGAGCAACAAATAATAAAACTAATATTGGAAATGTTAGAATATTAATTAGTATATTGAATACGAAGAATATCGGATCAAAGTTTCGTATAATATCATTCACAGGGAATGTATTTACGGTAGACTTACACGATCTGTTATCAATTTCTTTTATACCTAAATGTTTTGCTCTACCAATACCGTTCTTGTATCTATCTAAGAACATGGCAGTCGTATATACCTTATTGTACTTGAATTCGTAGAATGTATCCTCACAATCAATCGCTTCTTGGGGATTGACATAATCATCCCAATCTAAACTAAATGCGTAAGATTTTAATAAATTAAATAATGTTTCAGGATAAACCGTAAACGAAAAGTCTTGAGTTACGTTAGGATTAATTGGTGTACCAACAATTTGTATTGTATCACCAATGTTAAACGGTATTGAATTAAGTGATCCTGTATATTCAACCCCATTTAAATATACCTCATATGACGAGCTGTTTATTGCATTATCTAATGAAATACCAGCATCAAAACCAAATGATTGTATTTGAGTCACACCTGATATCGCACCCGCAGATATTTGATAGGTATATGATTGTGTTGCTTGATCAAATGGATCATTCGCAGAATTTGACCATCCATATTCTTTAATATTAGGTACCAAGAAATTTGCCCTTTGGAAGCTATTTTGTAGTCCTTCTTCGTTTTGCCACTTGAACTTAAATCTATATTTACCCTTCGTTGGTATCCCTTTACTTGGGTCGTCTGACAATACTTGTTCTCCGAATTCATTAGTGAATACGTAATCCAGGTTCATCGGAACGTTGAGTACATATGTACCGTCAGGATCAATAACTTTCCCTTCTTGTTCTACTTGATAAACTTCTAATATCGGTAAACCATTTTCATCAGAATTGATCGTATGTCTAATCGCCTGTATTTCGCCAGGTCCTGAAACTAATTCACATAAGTTACCTGTATTATTTTTAGGTTTACAACCCACCTTTAACGCATCGTCATTTGTTGTTGAGATAATTGATCCCATAAAGATTGACGTAGGTTGGATATTAATGTTTGCTTGTTTTGTTAAATCGAAATCTACTCTTGTAATTCCAACTTGACATAAATCTTGGTCACCCCAAAATGGTGCAACATCCACATCAAATACCAAGTTTTTAATTTGTGGTAATTCTCTTAAGTTAGTTGAGGTTTTAAATGTGGATCCGTTAACTTGAGTTTCAGTTGCAAGTCCTTGTTGGATTAAGTCTTGTGGCGCTAATGAGAAACAACCTATATCTGAAAGGTCGACATCCATTACAATAGTTTGGGTACCAGTTGGTACACCAAAGATCATAAAGTCACCACTTTCATTTGTTGTTACGGTAAATCTGTAGTATTTGTCATAAACCTCAATATATGACTCATCCATTAATACATCACCCACATTTGGGAATGTACCTGTAGATTGGTGTCCTCGATATGATGGTAATTTAGGAAGAAATTTATACCTGTAACCTTCTTCATTAGTATCCGTAATCGTTCTGTAAGGGTATAACTCTGATATAACGGGATCAACTTCATCCGCATCATCCAAAGGGATAAACACGGAAACTTTTGCGTTTGGTAAACCAAACCCGTTATTAACAAAAACACGACCAACTACAACACCGTAATCAGCACACATCCTTGTGTATAAATCATTAGCAAGAATCTTTAAGGATAATACTTCCAAAGATTCCCAATCTTGTTCTAAATTGACGTTAATGTATTTGTCAACACCAACTTCGGTTCTTATTCTATATGATTTGGGCATTAAAGATTTCGTTTTTTCATAAATAGTTTATTTCCTATTTTAGAAAAAATAATCTTATTCTTGGAAAAATAAATCGCTACGAGAAGTTTACCGCTTTTAAGTTCAATACCCTTACATTAATGTCCTTATTTGGGTATCTAATTTGGTAAGTTTGTGTTGGTGTAGCAAAGATAGTATCTGCCGTTGGTTGTATCTGTCTTGTTAAAGGATCTGCATATGGCATCGATGTTTGAGCCGATGAATATTGACCACCAACTTGATTAAAGAATAGAACATCAGAAATACTCACAATACCATTTTCGGACTGTAGTATTCGTCTTAATTCAGAGATATTAACGTTTTGACCTAATTCTCTAACTAATGGGTTAAAGAACTCTGACACCAACTGTATTACTTTGGCGATAACCGCACCTTGATTTTGACTATTATCTAAAACAACATCAACCGTAACTGAAAGATCTATCGTTTCTGCTGCTTCTATTGAAATGTAGTCATTTATCATACGATAATTTGATAGGTAATTTGCGACGTTTTGTTTTAATGTGTTTGAAACTACGTTCGTTAAACTACCACTTGTATCGTAAGATAACATTTTAATTTTTATTTTATTGTTCTCTTCAGTGATTGCCACTTTAGCAGGTGCACCAAATTGAGAAGGCATTGTTCTTATAATTGAGTTGTAGTCATTAACCGTAACCGCTCTATTTTGAGCCGCGAAGTTAAATGCAACCATGTTTCTCACGTCTTCAGTTGTTGGTAGGTTAGCACCTCCAATAGCCGCAGTCACATTATTACATTGTAAACTATTAATAACACTTCTGTTGACAGAATCTGATGGACCATTAACCGCAAATGATACAGTACCAATCTGGTTGATCGTATTTATACCTAAATTACTTGATAATCCACCACCAATTCTATATTGAACAAATAGAGTCGTGTTTGGTGTCAAAGCAGCACCCATAGCAAAGTTATTGGTATATCTACTTAAATCAAAACCTTTACCATCACGGGCAAATTCTCTTAATTGTTGTTCTGCGGAGATATTACCACCACCAAAGGTCATTTTACAGA